GGGTAACGCCGTAACGGGTTCTAAAGAACCCCGTTACGTTACGTTACCCGACTGCTGCCTTTGCCACCCGTAACGGGTTACCCTCCGTTACGTTACCGTTACCCTGTTACCGGTTGGATTTGTCCTGTCTTTTAATCATCATTACTGTTGCATGGACCGGATCCATGACCGCCCATCCATGCTCCTCGGCCCTGATGAACGAGGCCTCCAGCAACTTCCAGATGAGCCGTCCTTTCGCCTTCGGCTTGACGATTTGCTCCGCGCTCGACTCTGACATCTCCTGGCTGACCATCAGATATTGGATCAATGCAGACCGCGACAGATATGGCGCTCCGTCGCGTTCTTCGGCCCCACTCGCCCACCACGCATTCTCAAATGTCTGACGTTTATCGGCCAGCGCATGATCGATCTTCGGCCTCTCGACTGGCGCATCCGCCTCGACAGCCACCGCGCTGCCGACCGGCTGGCCGTCTTCGTCGGTCCACCCGGCGATCGGCACCTGTTCCAGCCGCGCGAAGGCCGGAGCGGTTAGTTCGGCGTCCTTGCTCTTTCGCTGGACGATCTGGATCGGGTCTTGCCCCTTGGCCGGGACCACGGAGATCTCGATGTCCAGCGCCCCGCGCCAGGCGCTCGACCCGCGCGCCCGGTGCTGGGCCTCTTCCATCACTCCGGTGTGATGGACGAGGAGCACCGAGCATCCGAACTCCGTCATAAGCCGAGCACATGCGTCGAGCATCGACTTGGCGTCCTGCGCCGAGTTCTCGTCGCCAGCCAGGAACCGATGGAGCGTGTCAACGACGATCAGGACAGGCCGGCGGTCCAAGGCGCGAATGGCCTCGGCGGTCCGGCGATATCCATCCGGCGTGTTGAGGTCCAGGCCATCTCGGGACAGCCACATGTCCAGACGCTCGACGCCGTGATGCTGTTTCCACGCCGCTATTCTGGCCCGTAGGCCCGCGTGGCCCTCGCCAGCCAGATAGACGACCGGCCCAGGCTTCACACGCGCCTGTCGCCAGATTTCCCGCCCTGCCGCGAGCGTCAGCGACCAGTCGAGGACGACGAACGTTTTGCCACCTCCGGACGGCCCGTGAACCATGAGGAGGCTCTCGGCCTGGAGCCACCCGCGCACCAGCCATCTGATTGGGGATGGCTGCGCGCTGAACTCGTCTGCCGAAATAAGCCAGCCGTCTGCCGGCGGGTTGAGGAGCGCCGCGAGATCGTGACCAGCGGCGCGGTAGTCATTGGCGTCTCCTGGGCTTGGCGGGACCACCACCCGCGCGCCGTGTTTTGCCGCCGCTTGCTCGGCATATCTCTGCCCCACGCCGCTGGCGTCATGGTCGGCCACGATGACCATCTCGCGAGCGGGAAAGCGCGCCCGAAGGCTCCCGGCGACCGGGACCAGGTTCGATGCGCTATACGCCACCACGACCGGCCTATCGGCCACCTCGTAGATTGTGGCGGCGGTCGCGAAGCCCTCGGCCAGATAGATCGGCCCGTTATCTGCCTCCAGATCGCCTATCCACCAGAACGAGCCGCCGGCCTGACCGCCGGGATGGTAGAGCTTCTGGCCGTCCGCCGCGATATACTGGAGCGAGACCAGATCGCCGTCCGACTGGTAGAGCGGGACGACCAGACGCCCGTCGCCCGTGACCCGCGCGCCATGTGGCTGGACGCTCTTGCGAGCGAGATACGGATGGGCTGGCGCGGCGGGTCCGCATCCTTCCCAGATCGCCGCGACAGTGTCGGCGGCTGTCTCGCGCGTCCGCTGCCGCTCTGCATCGCGAGCCGCGATGGCCTCGGCCATCCGGCGGGCGTGAGCCATCTCCTCGACCGCTGTTACCGTGCGCCCGACATCGGCCCGCCATGAATGCTCGATGCCGGCGCGCCAGCAGCCGAACCGACCGGCGGGGATGCCGTCACCGAACGCGATGTACCATCCGGATTTATCGCCCGCGCCCGGTCGCCCCTTCGCCCCGCTGACGAACCGATGGAGCGTCCCGTCGAGGTGGATCGCGGCCGGTGGCGCGATGCCCGCCGACGCCATCGCATCGCGCAGCTGCTGCTCCGGTGGTTCCGGCGCGCGCTCTTTCGGCGGCGACCATGAGCCGCCGAGAATGGATCTGAGATCTGCCATGTAGCCTCCTGTGTAGAGCGCCATGGTGGACCAGACGCCGCAACTTTGCAACGCGCCAGAAAAGCGACGTTGACATCGGCTCGCAATCTGGCGCAGATTGTTGGAACGCCGACCGGAATGGTCCGACTGGCGGGAAAAGGAAGAACCATCATGGCAATCAGGATTAGCCGCACAAGCGGTCTGTCCGCCAATGGCGTCAAGCTGTTGGTGTATGGACAGGCTGGCGCGGGCAAAACGACGCTTATCAAGACGCTGCCAGCACCGATCGTGCTGTCGGCAGAGGGCGGTCTGCTGTCCATTCAGGACGCCGATCTCCCGTACATTGAGGTCTCCGACATGACCACCCTGCGCGAAGCATGGTCGTGGCTGGCGAGCAGCGCCGAGGCCAACGAGTTCAAGTCGGTTGCGCTCGACAGCATCAGCGAAATCGCTGAGGTCTGCCTCAACGCCGAGAAGAAGGCGGCCAAAGACCCGCGTCAGGCTTATGGCGCGATGCAGGAGCAGATGACCGACATCATCCGGTCATTCCGCGATCTGCCTGGGCGGCATGTGTACATGTCGGCCAAGGTCGAGAAGACGCAGGACGAGATGGGGCGCGTCCTCTATGCCCCCTCGATGCCGGGAAACAAGACCGGCCAGGCGCTGCCTTATTTCTTCGACGAGGTTCTCGCGTTGCGCGTCGAGCGCGATGCCGAGGGCGCATCGCAACGCGCGTTGATGTGCGACAGCGATGGACTGTGGCAAGCGAAGGACCGCAGCGGGAGGCTGGCCGCATGGGAAGCCCCAGACCTCGGGGCGATCATTCGCAAGATCCAAGGAGACAGCGCATGAAACGCGAAGACAATAAACATCAGTCTGCAAGCTGGACTGTCGCGCAAGCGGCCAGCGAGCTAGGCGTTATGCAAGCCACAGTTCGCCGGGCCATCAAGGACGGGAGGCTTCCTGCACGCAAAGTGCTGGGACGATATCGTTTAGATGCAGCTGATGTGAAACGTGCGGCTGCGGGAGTCTCTTATGGAGAGGAGACCGCAAATGTCGGCTGATGCACAGGAGCATCGAGGCAAAATGCAAACGCTCTGCGAGCTATGGCTCGCGGCGAAGGAAACCGAGCGAGTGGCGGTGGAAGAGCGTCGAAAGATCGAGGACCGGCTGTCGAGCCTGATCGGCATTGCTGAGACGCTTGAAGGAACCGAGACGGCGACGCCGGACGGCTTCGTGATCAAGGTCGTCGGACGCATGAACCGGAAAGTCGATGCCGACAAGGCCCAGGAGATCGCGGCCGAGCATGGCATCGAGGCGCATCTCTCCACCATATTCCGTTGGAAGCCCGAGATCGATGCGAGGGCCTGGAAGGCCGCGCCCGACAGCGTCACCACGCCACTGCTCGCAGCGATCACCACCACGCCGTCTCGTCCCAGCTACACCATCGCCAGGAAGGAGTGACCTATAATGGCTCTGCTCAATCAATCGTTCCGCGCTGACGACCTGCCGCCTTCGGGCAATTACGATCCGATCCCTGCGGGCAAGTATCAGGCCAAGATCACCGAGGCCAGCGTCGGCATAACGAAGTCTGGCACCGGGGAATACATCAAGGTCCGGTGGGACATCCTCGGGCCCGCGCACCAAGGGCGCGTAGTGTTCCAGAACCTCAACATCCGCAATCAGTCGTCAGCGGCCGAGGAGATCGGTCGTCGCCAGCTTGGCGAGATCATGCGCGCGATCGGGCTCGCAGCGGTGCAGGACACGGACCAGCTGGTCGGCGGCGAGGCTGAGATCAAGGTCGCGGTGAAGCAATCCGACGAGTACGGGCCGCGCAACGAGGTCTCCGCGACGATGCCGCTGGCCAAGGGGCAGCTGCCGCAGCCGGTGTCGGCGAGCAAGCCCGCCATGTCTGCGCCCGCTGCTGCGCCGTCTCGCGCCGCTCCGCCGTGGGCTCGCAAGGCATGAATGAAAATGGGGCGGCAGCGGTGGATTGCTGCCGCCCCAAGTCTACAGGGAGGAGGAAACCGCATGGCGACAGTTCCCGAGGCCAATCATAGCACCGCAGCGCTCATTGACAAGCATCACGAGGCGACTGCGGACGACCCGCATCGCGACCATCTCGGCGCATCGATGCTTGGTCACAAGTGCGAGCGATATCTGTGGCTCAGCTTTCGCTGGGCATTCCGCGAGCAGATCCCCGGTCGCATCCGGCGGCTGTTCCGGCGCGGTCACAACGAGGAGGCGTCGATCATTACGGATCTGCGCGCCATCGGATGCGTGGTGCATGATCGAATGGCAGACGGACG